TTATCTTTTCTATCACGACAAGCAAATGAAACTGAAGATTATGATTACGAAGAGGTGATTAATCCTGATTTATCTTTTCTATCACGACCACCAACACCTCCAAATGTACAAGTACCACAACCACCAGCACTAACACAATCACGAGCATCAGCACAAATAGAACTACCATTAGTAGAAATTTTTTCTACTAATAGAGATATGAATTTTGCCAAATTTATAACAGATTTAAAAATAGAAGATTTAATACGAATAAGGAATAAAACTTATGATTATATTAGCAAAATCTCAAAAAATATGGTTAATGAAAATAATTTTAGAGAAATTTGGAGAAATCGTCTCAGGTGGGTTTCTATGTTAATGGACACAGATAGGTTTAATTTGACTGAAACAGAAAAAAAAAAGTATAGGGAACATATAATCACTTATGTAAATAATTTCCCATTAACTTTTGAGAGCATATGGGGTGAAAAAGATAGTAATTTTAGATTAATTGAATTATTAGAATGTTGTAATATTGTTTTTATGAAAATAGATGAATATAAAATACATAATAATGAAGTATACCAAAAATTATTATCAAAAAAATGTAAATATTTTTTCCACTTAGCCAAGGCGATAAATAATACAAGTAATGAAAGTTTGACAAGACTGGAAAAGGAGTTTTTGGAAACAAATACAACACTTAAATCTGGTTCGTTTACTGGAAATATTCAATCATGTATTGCAAAGTATTATAAACTAATAGAATTATTTTGTAATAATCATACAGAATTTTCAACAGAAAATTTAAAAAGAGTAAATTCAGAAGGTTGGTCATATTGGCAATAAATAAAATTTTAATATAATTAATTTTATTTTTTTTTAAATATTAAACTAAAAATAGAATTAGTTAATATCTCTTTTGTATTTGTATTTTTTAAAAGAACATTAATTTTATCTTTATTGTTTTTATTTTTATATAAAAGATAAATAATATCACAATCTAAATTGAAGTTAGATTTTAGACATATAATATCTAATAAAGATAATTGTGATATTTGATATATTAATTTTAAATGTGCTAATGATATAAGCATAAGACAAATTTTAGAATAAATGCTTATATAATAAAAGAAATATATTGAAAATCCAGAATAACCAATAAGCATAAAATGTTTTGTGTTTATTAATTCTATAAGTTAAAAAATGTTTTATTTAACATATAAATGATAAAGTAGTCGCATGGAAGCAAAAATTTTTTTTTATAATATAAAAAAAATATAATATATTTTATAATGAAAAATTACATAAAAATAATATTATCCATATTATCTATAATAAATATTTATATAATAACAAATTGTTCAAATAGAACAATTCACGATAATAATAATATAATTAATTATTTTATTCATAATAAAGGTGAAGTATGTCCTTTTGGAGTATTATGTGGAAAAATAATGTTAATATTAGGTTTAATTCAAATCATATTTTTAATAAAAGATAATTATAATATAATTAAAAACTATAATATAATATTTTTAATATTAGGAATTTTATTTTCATTTATGAACTATTATGTCTTACTAAATATAATTCCTGCATTTATATTACAATTATTAATAATAATAATCTAATTAAACATTTTTTGATAGCCAATTAAAACCTTCATGTATTCCTTCATTATTAATAGCAATACAAGGTTGTAAATACCATTTTTGTTTAATTTTATTTAATTGTAATATGTCTTTTAATAAATGTGGATTTTTTGAATTTGGTAAATCCATTTTATTACAAAATATTAATACAGCTTCAATATCTTTTAGTAAATCATTATTTAATACATAATGAATTTCATTTTTAACTTGTTCAAGTCTAGAAATATCATTTGAATCAATAACAAATATAATTATATTTGTATTTTGATAATAATGATGCCATAATTGTCTTAACTTTTCTTGACCACCTATATCCCAAATAGTTAAATCTAAATTTTTATAATTAATATTTTCAACATTAAATCCAATTGTAGGAATTGTCTTAACTAATTTATTTAATTTTAAACTAAATAAAATTGTTGTTTTACCAGCACAATCTAATCCTAACATAAGACCTTTTACTTTTTTTTTAAATAAATTTCCAAACCAATTAGAAATAGTATTACCCATTTTAATTTTATAATTAAATAATTTTTAAATTAATTTAATTGAATTTCAAAATTTTTTTATTATATTATAATATATAATGAGTTATAAAAGCAAAAACATGAAGTTAGGAGGAAAAAATGATATTGACAATGATTTATTTTTAGATTATATAAGATTAATAGATACTAATGCTATTAACGCAATTGATGAACATAATGTTGATAAATTATTTACTCACAAAGATGTATTTCCATCACCTTTTCAAACAAGAGCATTAAAACCATACCAAAGATTATATATTCCATTTACACAACGTTTATTTGGTAATGATGCTGTAAACTTCCAATTTAATGTACCAGGAACAGATTATAGTTTTTCTGAAGGTAAAGTAGCTGAATATTTCCCTGCACAACCAGCAAAAATGTTTGTTTATTTATTAAATAAACAAAAATCACAAGAATTAAAACAAATTATAACATCAGGAAATAAACAATTAGAATTAGCATTAAGAAATGAAGCTAATGCTATTTATAATCAAGCTGTTAATGAAAGAAATAATTCTAAAAATCCAGACAGAAATGCAGTTCAACAACAATTTGTAAATAGAATTTCAAGTCATTGGAGTTTACATGAAATAGATCATGCTGACTGGGTATCATTATTAAAAAATAAAAGTGTATTACCTCATATAAAATTAAAAAGTTTAGTACCTAAATTAGAATATGTTCAAATTTGGAATAATTTTGCTCCTTGCAGTGGTCCAAATGGTACAAGAAGAAGCAAACCTGAATGTTTATATATTGGTTCTCAAAATCACACTGAAAAAGCACCAGGTCAAGTTGATGTATCACCAAATCAACCAGCACGTGGATGTGTATGGTTAGGAAAATCACAAGGATGTAAAGAATGTAAATCATTAAAAACTGTTGAAGAATGTGGAAAATTCCCTGTTCAATGTGCTTATAATAAAATAGCTAATGAATGTATACCAAGAACATTACAAGATCAATATAATGAACAATATGGAATACCTGCTGAATATCATATATCTACACCAATGGAACGTAAAATAAATAGTATGCAAAGATCAACAAGACACGTACATACAGCTCCTGATGGTAGATTATTAGTTCATGAACATCCAAATACTGGTCCTCATAGAGGACATAGTGCTTTACAAGAAATGCAAGCAAGATTAAATAAAGGTTCTGAACAAATGAACTGGTCTTATGGTCATTTAGATAAAACAAGAAGTTATTTAAATACAGTTCCATCAAATAAATCGCCAAGTGCTATATCTATTAATGAAGAATTAGCTAAAGATCCAAAAGTTGAACAAATTATGAATACACAAAGACTATTAAACGCTATTGGAGGTAAAAAAAAATCAAGAAAATCTAGAAAATCAAGAAAATCAAATAAAAAAAGAGTAAGTAAAAGAAAAGTAAGTAAAAAAAGAGTAAGTAAAAAAAGAGTAAGTAGAAAAAAACGTAATTAAATATTATTTAATACATCAATTATAATATCAAAATCTATATTAAATAATAATACTCCTTCATATTTAAATAATTTGTAAATATAATCAATTTCTAAATTATTAATATCAGGATAATATTTTAAAATTTTTTTTTCATTAAAAATATTAGAATATTTTTTAGGTAGTAAATTAAAATCTTCTCTTGGTAAAATTAAAGATAATTGATGATAAGGTGTTAATGGTTGTGTATTATAAACAAATTTAATTTCTTTAAAAATATTTTTTTTATTATTAATTAAATAAAAGTATAAATCACTAATAAAAGGACCGTGATTATAATTATAATAATAATTCCAATCAGGAACTTTATTATTAGAATAATATTGCATACACCATTTTAAAGATTTAAAATAATCATAACATATTTCATTTTTTTTAGAATAATACTCATCAATATTATCATCTTTTTTTATATTAAAATATAACTCATAATATCTTTTTTTATAACCTTTTTTACTATAATTTAATTTATTATCAATAGAATGATAATCAACAATGTTTCTTTTTTTTAATATAATATCTAATTCTGACATATCATCACTATAATTAAATTCTACTTGTTTCTTTTCAAAATTTCGATGTATATTTTGTAATAATAATTCTTCTTTTTCACTTAAATCTTTAATTAAATTAAAGAAAAATTTATAATTTATAATAAATTTATTTGAATTAATAATTAAATTTTGATTTAATTTGTCTTTTATTTTTTTATATGATTTAAATAGTTCAGTAATACCATTATATCTAATAGAAATAGATGGTAATTTAATTACAAAATCATTTCCAAGGAAAAAACTTAAAAATATATAATCTTGTATTATATTTTCTGGTTCAAGTTTTTTATCTGGTTCTAATTCATTAATTATATAAGATTTAAATAAATTAATATCAAAATATACAAATTTATTATAATTAACAGAATATGTTCCAAAAAAATTTACACTTTCACGACATAAATATATATTATCTATATTTAATCCTAAACTTAGTATAATTAAATCAGAATCTAAACCATAAATACAATTAGTTTGATTATGTAAATTTTTATTATTTCTAATATATTTAATAATTTTTTGTTCTCCTTCTTCTTCTATATCTGATGATGAAAATTTATATTTAATATTTATATTTTTTAAATATTCATTTATAGATATATTTAATTTTTTCATAAAGTTAGTTCCTGGTGATATTTGATTTGAATTCCAATATTTATATTCTTTATTAAATTCTTTATATATTTCTTTTATTTCTTGTTTATCTTTTATAGATTTTAAACGTCTTTTTTTTTGTGTAATCATTTTTGATATAGGACAAACACCATCAATAGCTATATATAATAATTTTTCGGGTTTTACATATTCTAATATTAGTTCAATTTGATTAATAATTTTATCAATTATTTCTTCATCATTATCTAAATTATTTGTACAAGGGTGAATTAAACAATTTAAATCCATAAAAAAATTATCTATTTTTAATTCATTATTAATTATTACATCATTATATTTATAAAAAATATCTTTAAAATATGTTGGTATTCCCATTTTATATTAATTAAAAAAAAAATTTTATATACTTTTAAGCATTTTGTAAATTTTCTGCATTTTTAGGAAAACAAACAACTTTTGAATTATCATCACAAGTAATCATAATACCTTTTATTCCACCTATAATAGGACAATTTGTATTAGTAACAGTTCCTAATTTAAATTGTCCTGATATATTAATTTTAACTCTATCATTAATTTGTATATTATTATAGAAATCAATAGCATTATTATAACTTCCGTAATCAGCCATTATAAATAATAAATATAAAAAAAAATAAATAAAAATAAAAATAAAAGTATTTTATCACATAATTAAATATCATTTAAACATATTTATATGTTTCATAAAATACAATTATAATAATTTTTAATAAATTTTTATATTTTTTTATATTTTTATTTAAAATATTTATATCTTTTTTAAATATAGTTTCCTCCTCTACATTCTCTAATCTTATCTTCTCTTATTTCGTTTTCTCTTCACTACCTTCTCTACTCCTCTATTGTTCTCTTTTCTCCCATGCTTTCTCTACTCCTCTATTGTTCTCTTTTCTCCCTGCTTTCTCAACTCCTCTATTGTTCTCTTTTCTCCCTGCTTTCTCAACTCCTCTATTGTTCTCTTTTCTCCCTGCTTTCTCAACTCCTCTATTGTTCTCTTTTCTCGCTATGTCGTCTTTTATACTCTTTATATATCCCCCTATTTTAAATATTATTATCTAAATTTATCATCTACTCTTCAATGTTTTTTTTCATTTACTCTTCGATGTACTCCCCTACTCTAATCTTAAGTTTATTGTGTATTTATCCAATAAACAAAAATCTATATATTACATAAATAATTTTATTAATTTCTATAAATTATGCTTTATTTTTTTTAAATTAGTAATTATTTTATATAAAAAATTATAATTCTAATTTTTATTTATAGCATATTCTCAAATTACAAAATATTATGATTTTAATTATATATAATAAAAATAGTAATTATATATAATCAAAATAGTAATTATATATTATTAATTATAATTAATAATAATAATTAATAAACAAAATTTAATTATTAAAAATTAAATTTTAATCCTATTAGTACTGCTGTTTTTGATAATTTCTATTATCACTATTAATATTTTAAATTTTATAAAAAAATTTTAAGATGCTGTTTTTGATAATGTCTATTATCAATATATAATAATATTTTTTTTTTAAATTGTTTTAATTAATATTTAATTATTTTTTAATTATAATTCCTAAATTTTTTTGTATTTTATTTAAAATATTATTATTTAGTACTGCAGTACCAGTTTCATAACTTGTGATTATATTTTCTTGAAGATTACATAATTGTGCTAATTGTTTTCTTGTAAGTTTTTTAGCAGATCTACCTTGAATTATTTGTTGAGAAATTTTAGAGGAAACTTTTGTAATTTGTTGAATATCATCAAAATTATTTAATTCTTTTTCTTTTTTTGTTAATTTAATTTTTGTTGTATTATTAGTTTTATTATTATTATTAGATGATTTAGGTTTATTCCATCCAATATTTTTCCAATCTTGACAATCCATTATATATAAATAAAATATATAAATCATTTTTTTAAAAATCAGGTGTTCCAGTTTGTAAATTAATATTAGAATAATTATTTAATAATGAATCATTAATAGATATAGTAAAATAATTCATAGTATATAAAATAATTGTAACAATAATAAATGATAAAATAAATATTTTACAATAAACAGTTTTATTTTTTTTTTCATTAAATAAATAAGAATCTAATAATGTAATAAATATTGATAATATAGCTCCAATAAATCCAAAAAAACAAGGTTCTTTTAATAATTGTGATATCATTATTATAATTAATATTTAATTATAATTAATATAAACCGCAAATACGGAAAATTAAAAATAAATTTATAATATAATTTATTAAATGGAATTAGGAATTTTATCAGATGCTAAAAATGAATTTACTGAACAAATTATAATGTTATTAACACCACGTATTCATGAAGGAATACGTTCTATATTTGAATTATGTAAAAAAAAATGTATTGAAAATAATTCAAATGAGAATAGTTTATTACCTTCATTTCAATTATTATTATCAGATATTTCAAAATGGAATAATGAAACAATTATGAATGAATATGAAAGAATTCAAAAAAAAACAAATTGTAAATATTTAGAAGATTTATTAACAGCAGTATTTATTTCACATACAAGAGTATTATCTTCTATTAGAAATAGTAATAAAAAAAAAAATATTAATTTAAAAATACCAAAAATTCATAATTTTATTCATAAATGTTACATTAATACTGCAAGAGAATTTTGGAAATATACATATTTATTTAATGAAACTAATAATAAATTAGAAGTTCAAAAAAATATGAAACAATTAGAAGATATAATCAAACAAAGTATATTATTAACTATTCGTAAACTATTACCTGTTTATGATATATTAAAAGAATACTTAATGGAAAATGTTGAGGAAACATTAGACGAAAGTAGTGATGAAGAAAAAGATAAACATTTACAATATTTAATTAGAAATGAATTAAATGAATTTAAAAAACAAGAAGAATTAAATCAAAGTAAAAATTATAATGATATGTTATTAATTGAAAATAATCAAGATAATCAAGATAATCTAAGTAATAATGAAAATGATAAAAATTATAACTTATTAATAGAACAATTAATAGAATCAAATAAAGATGATATTAATAACGAAGAATTATTAGAAGAAAAATATTATTCTAATCAAATAAAAGAAAATATTAATAATGAATTGTTAAAAGATGAAAGTCTAAATAATGAATTGCTAAAAGATGAAAGTCTAAAAGATGAAAGTCTAAAACATGAAAGTCTAAAAGATGAAAGTATAAAAGATGAAAGTCTAAAAGATGAAAGTCTAAAAGATGAATTGATAAAAGATGAAAGTCTAAAAGATGAATTGATAAAAGATGAAAGTCTAAAAGATGAAAGTCTAAAAGATGAATTGATAAAAGATGAAAGTCTAAAAGATATAAGTCTAAAAGATGAAAGTCTAAAAGATGAAAGTGTAAAAGATATAAGTGTAAAAGATGAAAGTGTAAAAGATGAAAGTGAAAAAGATGAAAGTGAAAGTGTAAAAGAAGAAAATATAAAAAATATTGTAATTGATGCTCATATAGATACAACAGGAAGTAAAAAAAAAAAACCTATTCAGTCTCAAAAAAAATCAAATTCTAATTCAAATATGTTTAATTTTATAGAAGAAAAAAATGAAATACCAAAAAAAAATATAAATGAAGATCAATTTAGTGATTTTGATTCATTTGAAGAATTATAAGTTTAAATAATTTAAAAAAAAAAATATAAAAAAATAATGAAATTAAAAAAAATATATATAGAATTGATAAAAGATATTATAATTATATTTTTATATTTTATTTTTAGTTTAATATTTAATAAATTTTATGATTATAAAGAATTAATAATAATATTTTTAATTAGTAAAATATTTTATAGATTGCTAATTGAAGAATTATTTAATAATAATATAATTAAATTATTTACATCATTAAAACTTTAAAATCAATATATGTAAAATGACATTTCTATTTTGATTTAATTATATATATTTTTTTTACGAAATAATTCTGCATAATTATTTTTAATATATTCAATATTATCTATATTTTCCATTATTATTTTATTATTTAAATCAAAAATGTGTCCATTGAAACTATATAAAAATATAGAAATATTATTTATATTTGTGTACCCACATATTGGTCTTTTTTTGAAATTAATCGAATTATAAAGTAATACAGGACCTGTAATGGATAATATACTTATCCATATATCCGATTCTAGTTTTATTGGATAATAATTAATTTTAGTATAATACACTATTGTATCAATAGCAATTTTAAAAAAATTAATTCCTTTTTTGCAAGCAATAAAAGCTTGATATATTCCATTTATATGTCTTCCTTGTCTATTTTCTAAACTAGAAATAAAATCTGCATTATTAACAAGTATTTCGTCTAACGATTTTTTGGGCATTAAATCTAAGTCAATATATACACCGCCATTTATATATAAATAACAATATCTAAAAAGGTCTGCTTTAAATGCTCCTGGTCTTAATTTATTAAATGCTATTGTAACATCTTGTGGAAAAAATTTTTTTAAAAAAATTATACAGTCATTATTATTATAATATTCGTATTTAAATGATGGATTTAATTTAATGATTTCTTTTTTATAAATTGAATTATACTTTTGACCATATCCTGTTTGCATGATTATTTTAGGTATATTTGGATTCATTAATGTATATATATATATATATATTATCTCATTTTAAATTTTTAAGTATATAAATAAATATTTTTTTTTATTATTAATTAATAAATGAATAAATTATTATTAGGAATTTTATTTGGTTTAATTTATTCTAAAATTATTTTACCAAAAGAACATAATAATATTCCTAAAATATCTTTTACTTTAGATTCATTTTTATATAAAAGTATGATTATTATACCTATTTCAAAAGAAAAAGCATTACATATACATCATTGGATTATATTTAGTATAATTTTATTATATAGTTTATATTTTAAAATATCAGATATTGTAAAAGGATTTTCTTTTATATTAATTATACAAGGATTATTATATAAAGATTGTATGCATTTTATATGTAAAAATCCATATTAATAATTATAAATATATATCATCGAAATCAAAATTACCTCCCATTATCATCCAATAAGGTTGATCATTATATGTAAGACCCATTAAATCTATTGTATTTCCACTAAATCTTAATAATATAGAAGTATCATCATTTATAATACCTGATGATGAAATACCTGATGATGAAGCATCAACAAATCGTGATGTAATCTTAAAATATTTATTTTGTAAATGTGATTTTAATTTAGGACCACAAATAATTTTTTTCATAACACCATCATTTTCTACACTTGAATTTAAATATAAATTAATAGAAGAATCTGCAACTAAACTTAAATTTAAATCTAAAATAACAATAGAATTATCTAAATTTATATTTATTAAATCTCCATAATAACTAATATTTTGATAATATACATCGTATTTTATAATTCTATTATAATCAGGAGATAATAAACTTTGCCATACACCATTATTATTATATAATAAATCATGTATTTGTTCAGTACTAACAAATTTAAATATATCTTTACAATTACAATTTCCTGAATTATTTGATAAATTTGTTGAACTTGTTGTTGAATTTGTTGTATTATTATATAAATTTAAATTATCTGGTTGTTGAACATTATCTTGTGGTTCACTATATTCAACATCTATTTCATCTAAATCAATATCAAAATCGAAATTACCACTCATTATCATCCAATATGGTTGATTATTATGAGTAAGACCTAATAAATCAATAGAATTACCACTTTCTTTTAAAGTAATACAAGAATTAATATTAATATCAACATCTCCATTATCTGTTAAACCATTTGATGAAGAATCAATAAAACGTGAAGTAATTTTAAAATATGTATTATTATAATTTTTTAATGTAGGTCCTACAATTATTTTTTTTATCATACCATTATAAGCAATATTAACATCTAATAATAGATTTACTTTTTCACTATCTGTATGTGTTAAATCTAATACTGATATTGAATGTTCCATATTAATATTTATTGAACCACTTAAATATCCAATTTTTTGATAATCAATTTCATATTTTCTTTTTTTTTCAACAGATTCGGCAGGTAATAAACTTATCCAACTACCATTATAATTATATAAAACATCTGATTTATTTTCTTCAGGAAATTGATATCTAATTATTTCTCCATTTTCACCTTCAGGTAATGAAGTTAATTTTTCTAAATGTATTTTTTTTGTTTCTAATTTTTTCATAACATTTAATTCTTCTACATTTAATTCACTAAAAATATCTTCTACACCAAAAGAAGAATTAATTACAATATTTCCACTATTACTATCAATAGTAATATTATCACCTGCTGTTATTTTAGTTAAATTAAATTTACCATCATCAGTACCAATTAAAATTCTACCACTATTATCACCTGTTAAATTTAATCCAGTACCACCATATAAAGTATCCATATTATTACCTTTCCAAGTACCTATAATATCTTCTGATGATTTAATAGAACCTATTACATCAAGAGCGCAAGAAGGATTATTAGTACCAATACCAACATTACCATTTTCTAAGTTAACATCATTATTGTTATTTAATGATGTCCATTGTGAAGTGATTAGAGATATTTTCATATTATATAATAAAAATATTTTATTTTTATAATAATCATATTAAATATTAAAATCATAATTACCATTCATTATCATCCAATATGGTTGATTATTATATACAAGACCCATTAATTCAACATTATTTCCACTATTAGTAAATATAATTGAACTATCTTGATTTATATCACCTGTTGATGTAATACCTTGTGATGAAGAATCAACAAATTTGGATGTAATTTTAATTTGTTTATTATTAAATAAATGTTTAATAGATGGACCACAAATTAATTTTTTCATTACTCCATTATTTTCTAATGTAGCATTTAATCTTAATTTTATAATATCATCTGTAACAGCTATAATATTTAAATCTAATACTACAAATGAATTATTTAAGTTTATTTCTATTTCTATACCATAATAATTAATACTTTGATAATTTATATCACATTTTAATATTCTATTATATTCAGGATTAATTAAACTTACCCAAGTTCCATCATTATTATATAATAAATCATGATTTTGATTATTATTAATATATTGAAACATTTCTCTACAATTACATTCACCACTATTTTGTTCATCATTATCTTCAGGAATATTAAAACCAGGATCACTATATACTATTTCATCCTCTATTGTTAATAAATCATAATCAAAATTACCATTCATAATCATCCAATATGGTTGATTATTATGAACTAATCCTAATAAATTTATTGAATTACCGCTTTCTCTTAATGCAATTGATACATTTGTATTAATAACACCATCTTCAGAAATTCCTTGTGAAACTGGATCTACAAAACGTGAAATAATTCTAAAATATTTAGTGTTAAATAAATGTTTTAATGTAGGACCAACAATTATTTTTTTAATCATTCCATTATATGTTAAATTAATATCTAATATTAAATCAATATTATCATCATTTACTGTAACATTTTCCAAATCTAATACAGATAATGAATAACCCATATTTATATTAACTTTATTACCATCATAATTTATTTTTTGATAATTTGTTTCATATTTTCTTAATCTACTAATAGTTTGCGATTCTAATAAACTAAGCCAATTACCTTCATCATTATATAAAATATCTGATTCTGTTTCATTTTCATATCTTACAATATCACCATGATTATCTGTTGGTATTTCTGAAACAGGTTTTAAATGTAAATTAACTGACTCTAAACTATTTAAAACATTCATTCTTTCTACATTTAATTTTGTTGTTATACTATCTAATCCAAAAGTAGAACTAATTTTAATAGTTCCACTATCATTTTCTATTATAATATTACTTCCTGCTGTTATATTTGATAATTTAAATGTACCTTCTTGTTCTCCTATTAAAATTTTACCACTATTATCACCTGTAACAGATAAACCTGTACCACCATGTTCAGTTCCAATTACATTACCTTTCCAATTACCTATTATATCTTCTGTTGCTTTAATACTACCTACTACATCAAGAGCTGATGAAGGTGTAATAGTACCAATACCAACTTGACCATCTTTTAAATTAACATCATTATTATTTCCTAATGTTGTCCATTGTGTAGCAGTTAAAGATATTGATTGTTCCGAATCAATAGGTTCACCATTTATTGTAATAGTCGTACTTATATCATCTAATCTTTCTTCTAATCCTGATATATGGGTAATATTTAAATCATCATCTGTTAATTTATCTTGTTTTCCATCTAATGCCAATTGTAAACCTGCTGTTTGAGATATAATTAAATCATTATCTTGTATAATATTTTGCTTTTGTGATAAAGAATTAGCCATATTAGCCGCAAAATTTGCATCATCATTTAAAGCTAATGATAATTCTTTTAATGTATCCAATGCTTCTGGAGCATTATCTATTATTGTTTCCATTCTTTGATTAACAAATTCTGTTGTTGCTATTTGAGTATTATTAGTATTTAATGATGGAGTAGGAGCTCTTGGAATACCTTGTAATTGAGGATTTAATATAGGTGCTTTTAAATCAAGTGCAGTTTGTAATCCATTAGTAAAAGATATTTCTAAATCATTTTCTCCAATTACATTTTGATTTTTATTTAATTCTTCTTGTAATCCATTTATATTTGCTATTTCTAAACCATTAGTACCAATACCAATATTATTTTGTTTTGTATCTAATGCAGCTTGTAATCCTGCTGTATAAGATATTTCTAAATCATTTTCACCAATTACATTTTGATTTTTATTTAATTCTTCTTGTAATCCATTTATATTTGCTATTTCTAAACCATTGGTACCAATACCTATATTATTTTGTTTTGTATCTAATGCAGCTTGTAATCCTGCTGTATAAGATATTTCTAAATCATTAACACCAATATTAGTTTGATTATTATCTAATGCATTTTGTAATCCATTAATATTTGCTATTTCTAAACCATCTATTCCAATATTATCTTGTTTTAATAATAGAGCATCAGATAAACCTAATACATGTGATATATTTAAACCACTATCAGTAATTTTATCTTGTTTTTGTGATAATGTATCTTGTAATAATCTTATATTAGCAATTTCTAATCCATCTAAACCAATATTATCTTGTTTTAAATTTAAAGCATCAGATAAACCAGATATATGAGACATATTTAAACCACTATCACTAATTTTATCTTGTTTTTGTGCTAATGCATTTGTCATTGTAGTAGCAAAATTAGCATCATCATTTAATGATGCAGATAATTCTTTTAATGTATCTAATGCTTCAGGAGCACTATCAATAACAGTAGAAATTCTTTGATTAACAAATTCTGTTGTTGCTATTTGAGTATCATTTGTTTCTAATGATGGTGTTGGTGCTTTTGGAACACCAAATAGTTCTGGATTCATTAAAGGAGCTTTTGAATCTAATGCACTTTGTAAACCAACAGTAAAAGATATTTCTAAATCATCTTCACCAATTACATTTTGATTTTTATTTAATTCATCACGTAACCCATTAATATGACCTATTTCTAATCCATTTACACCAATATTATCTTGTTTTAACTCTAATGCTAAATCTAATCCTGCTATATGTGTCATATTTAATGCACTATCAGTAATTTTATCTTGTTTTCCTTCTAATGCATCTTCTAATCCTTCAACATGACACATCTTTAAATCATTATCTGTTATAATATTTTGTTTAGAATCTAATGCTAATTGTAAACCTGCTGTATGATCTATAATTAAACTATTATTTGTTATAACATTTTGTTTTTGTGATAAAGAATTTGTCATAGTAGCTGCAAAATCAGGATCATTATTTAATGAATCTGCAATCTCTCTTAATGTATCTAATGCTAATGGTGAACTATCAATAACAGTAGAAATTCTTTGATTAACAAATTCTGTTGTTGCTATTTGTGAATTATTAGTATTTAATGATGCTGTTGGAGCTGTTGGAACACCAATTAATGATGGATTTAATAATGGTGCTTTAGAATCTAATTTATCTTGTAATCCTACTGTATGTGATATAAATAAACTACTATCAGTAATATTATCTTGTTTTTTATTTAATTCATTTTGTAGTTCATTAATATGATATATATTTAATCCATTGTCACTAATTTTATTTTGTTTTGAATCTAACGCAGATTGTAAACCTAACGTATGTGTTATAATTAAACTATTATTTGTTATAATATTTTGTTTTTGATCTAATTTTTCTTGTAATCCTAATGTATATGATATACTTAAATTATTATTACTAATTACATTTTGTTTTGAATTTAGTTCATTTTGTAATTCATCAATATGTGAAATAGATAAATCACCTGTATTAATTACATTTTGTTTTTGATCTAATGCATTCTGTAATCCTGATGTATGAGATATTAATAAATCATTATTTTCTATATTATTTTGTTTTGAATCTAATGCATTATTTAAATCATTGATGTTTGACATATTTAAACGATTACTATCTGAAATTACATTTTGCTTTCCATCTAATTCATTTCTTAATCCTGCTACATATAATATATTTAAATCATTATTTCCTATTATATCTTGTTTTAAATTTAAAGCATTTTGTAAACCAGATGTATGATCTATAGTTAAACTACTATTTGTTATTATATCTTGTTTTCCATTTAATTCATTTCTTAATCCTGCTACATATAATATATTTAAATCATTATTTCCTATTACATCTTGTTTTTTATTAAATTCATCTGATAAACCACTAATATATGACATACTTAAAAGATTACTATCTGAAAATACATTTTGTTTTCCATTTAATTCATTTCTTAATTCTGCTACATGTAATATACTTAAATCATTATTTCCTATTACATCTTGTTTTTTATTAAATTCATCCGATAAACCACTAATATATGACATACTTAAAAGATTACTATCCGAAAATACATTTTGTTTTTCATTTAATCTAGTTTGTAAATTTTCAACGTGAGAAATATTTAAACTATCATTTGTAATAGTATTTTGTTTTTTATTAAATTCATCAGATAAACCACTAATATATGACATACTTAAAAGATTACTATCTGAAAATACATTTTGTTTTTCATTTAATCTTGTTTGTAAATTTTCTACATGAGCAATATTTAAACTATCGTTTGTAATATTATCTTGTTTTTTATTAAATTCATCAGATAAACCACTAATATAAGACATACTTAAAAGATTACTATCCGAAAATACATTTTGTTTTTCATTTAATCTTGTTTGTAAATTTTCAATATGAGCAATATTTAAACTATCATTTATAATATTATCTTGTTTTTGTTCTAAACGAGATTCTAAACCACTAACATTTGAAATTTGAATAGTATTACTATTTGAAATTATACTTTGTTTTTCATCTAATCTTGTTTGTAAATTTTCAATATGAGCAATATTTAGACTATCATTTATAATATTATCTTGTTTTTTATTAAATTCATCCGATAAACCACTAATATATGACATACTTAAAAGATTACTATCTGAAAATACATTTTGTTTTTCATTTAATCTTGTTTGTAAATTTTCAATATGATCAATATTTAAACTGTCATTTATAATAGTATCTTGTTTTTGATTAAAACGTGATTCTAAACCACTAACATTTGAAATTTGAATAGTATTACTATCTGAAATTATATCTTGTTTTTGTGATAATGCTGTTGTCATTGAAGCAGCAAAATCAGCATCATTATTTAATGCTATTGATAATTCACTTAATGTATTTAATGCATCTGGAGCACCATCAATAATTGTATTAAATTTACTATTTACAAATTCAGTTGTTGCTATTTGTGTATTATTAGTTGATAATGGTGCTGTCGGTGCTGTTGGAATACCTGTAAAAGAAGGATTATTGTGTGTATTATTATCTAAAATTGTTCTTAAACCTGATATATGATCTATACTTATAGTATTATTATTTGAAATTATATTTTGTTTTTCATCTAATCTTGTTTGTAAATTTTCAACATGAGCAATATTTAAACTATCATTTATAATATTATCTTGTTTTTGTTCTAAACGTGATTCTAAACCACTAACATTTGAAATTTGAATAGTATTACTATTTGAAATAATAGTTTGTTTTTCATCTAATCTTGTTTGTAAATTTTCAACATGAGCAATATTTAAACTATCATTTATAATGTTATCTTGTTTTTGATTAAAACGAGATTCTAAACCACTAACATTTGAAATTTGAATAGTATTACTATTTGAAATTATACTTTGTTTTTCATCTAATCTTGTTTGTAAAT